CAATATGAAAGTAAGTTAATCCACTACACATATGACTCAGTGCTGTTAGATTTCGATAGTAGTGAAGAAAGTGAGTTATTACCTTTAATAAAGGATGTGTTTTCCTCACATAAATTAAATATAAGTGAGGTAAGAGGAAAAAATTATGGAGATATAAAATAAATAAGGAAGTATTAACAATCAGTCATATATTAAAGTATGACTATAACAAACAAAAACAAAAGGTTATGAGTATTATTTCAACAAACGACACCCATATGTATAACGAATCAACCAATATTGGTTATGATTATAATACAATAGACGATATAACAATGGGTTATAATAATAAACTACTAGTTAGTTTTACTACACGAGAAGATATAGACGATTTAATATCTGGAATCACTTCAACATACAACATACTATACAATAAAATATTTGCACTAGAGATAGTTGGTACAGATGATTTAGTTATTAGTTATAATATCGATCATGGTAACGTGACATCAATCCCAGAAAATACTATTTTAGTACATAGAAAAAAAGATAGTAATACACTATATACAATAAACGCTCTAAACGAGTTGATTAAAAAGTTGAACGGAGGAGTAGTGGATACTAAGTTCCCGATTGATTGGAATCACTATAGAAACTGTATATTACTTACTCAACATAATGAGTTAAAACAATTAAATACTAAAATACATCGTATTATTGAGGTAAAATAAATACAAAAAAACATACAAATAATTTGGCTCCCGTAGGGGGCCTTTGTATATTATAGCATACATAAACATTAAATAATAGTTATATGAATTTAGATTTATTAAAAAGTAAATTAGATACGATTCAAAATCGTAACACAGGTGAGAAGAAAGACTACACAACGATCTTTTGGAAACCAACAGTAGGGAAACAACAAATCCGTTTAGTCCCATCCATGTACACACCAGACAACCCATTCTCTGAACTTAAGTTCTATTATGGTATTACTAACAAAGTAATGATTTCACCCCTAAATACAGGTGGTAAAGATCCGATCGCTGAGTTTGTACAAAAGTTGTATGATTCAAACGACAAATCCAACTTCGATTTAGCACGTAAGTTAAGAGCTAAAAATCGTATTTTTGCACCCGTAGTAGTAAGAGGTGAGGAAGATAAAGGTGTTCGTTTATGGGGATTTGGTCAACAGATTTATACTGAGTTATTAGCGATGGCTACTGATGAAGAGATTGGTGATTTTACTGATGTAACAGGTGGATTAGATTTCACAGCAGAAACAGTAGGACCAGAAGCAACAGGTACTCAATACAACAAAACATCGATTAGAGCAAAACGTCAAAACACTCCACTAAGTGAAGATGCGACACAAGTTGAAACTTGGTTAAACACACAACCAAACCCAACAGAACAGTTTAAAAAGTATACTTTCGATGAGATGAAAGATGCGTTACGTCGTTACTTAGAACCTGAAAGTGATAATCAAAGTGAAGGTGCTATTTCTTCTGAAGCACCAACTCCGTTTGAGATGACATCTAATACTAATACTGAAAGTAAAGGTGATTTACCTTGGGAAAAGGGTAATAGTGGTTACACCGCAGACACATCAAAAGCTAAAGTAGCAAAAACAGATAAGTTTGACTCATTATTTGAAGATTAATAAATGGCAAAGAAAAAATCACTAACAGAAGCAGCATCTGCTGAACTGAAATCAAGTTTCAACCTAAATGCCTTTAAAACTAAGAAAGGATTATCATCTAACTCTAAGTTTAAAGAACAACAATGGTTGCCACTATCCCAAGCATTCCAGGATGTAACATCTATTCCTGGAATCCCAATGGGTCATATTGTATTATTGAGAGGACACTCAGATACAGGTAAAACAACAGCACTTATCGAAGCAGCAGTTGAAGCCCAAAAACGTAAAATACTACCAGTATTTATTATTACTGAGATGAAATGGAACTGGGAACACGCACGTATGATGGGTCTCCAAGTTGATGAAATCAAAGACGATAACGGTGAAGTAGTAGATTACGAAGGTAACTTCCTATATGCCGATCGAGAAACTATTCATAGTATTGAAGGTGTAGCAGGTTTTATTTTAGATCTAATAGACGAACAAAAGAAAGGTAACTTACCTTATGATTTATTATTCCTATGGGATAGTATTGGATCAGTACCTTGTGAGATGTCTTTAAAATCTAACAAAAATAATAACGAGTGGAACGCGGGTGCTATGTCAACTCAGTTTGGTAACGGTGTTAATCAACGTATTACCTTATCTCGTAAAGAATCATCTGCTTATACAAACACACTAGTTTGTATTAATAAAGTATGGACATCCAAACCAGCATCTCCTATGGGCCAACCCAAGATGGAAAATAAAGGTGGTATGTCTATGTGGTATGATTCAACGTTAGTTATTACATTTGGTAATATTACAAACGCTGGTACTTCAAAAATCAAAGCCATCAAAGATGGTAAACAAGTTGAGTTTGCTAAACGTGTAAATCTTCAAATCGATAAAAACCATATTAACGGTGTAACAACCAGAGGTCGTATTGTTATGACTCCACATGGTTTTATTGACGATGATGAAAAAGCACTAAAAACTTACAAAACCGACTATGCTAAAAGTTGGGCTGCTCAACTAGGTGGTGAAGAGTTTGATATAGTTGAAGAAAACGATTCAGCATCATCCTATGGCGATGTTTGAACAAGAACCACAATAAACAAAAACTATGAATAAAGATCTACAAGCCCTCTTGGACAACGTTCAAGAGGATGGGATCGTACTAGATTCCACCCCAAACGATAGAGTATTAATGATAGATGGTCTAAATCTATTCTTTAGAAACTTCGCAATGATTAATGCTGTAAACCCACAAGGTATACACGTTGGTGGTTTAGGAGGGTTTTTAAGATCTTTAGGAGCTTTAATAAGACAAATACAACCGACCTCTGTTTATGTAATATTCGATGGGGTAGGTTCATCCACAAATAGGAAGAATCTACTCCCCGAATATAAATCAGGTAGAGATTTACAACGAGTAACAAACTGGGAAGTATTCGAATCAGTAGGTGATGAACACGACGCTAAAGTTGATCAGATAGTTAGATTAATCCAATATCTAAAACATCTACCAATCAAAGTAATATCGATGGCTAAAGTTGAAGCCGATGATGTTATTGCTCACTTAGCACAAGTTATAGATAAAGAATACAACGGACGCAGTATTATTGTATCATCAGATAAAGATTTCCTACAACTAGTAAACGACAATATTATTGTATACCGACCAATCGAAAAGAGTTTCTATACGGATGCTATGATAGTTGAGAAAATAGGTTTAAAAGCAGAAAACTTTATTTTATATAAAGTACTGATGGGGGATGCTAGTGATAAAATAGCAGGTGTTAAAGGATTAGGACCTAAAAAACTATTTAAACTATTCCCCGAACTAAAAACACAACATCTTACACTAGACGATATATTTGATATAGCAGGTAAAAGATTAAAAGAAAACGTTATATACTCAAGAATAGTGATGACTGAAGATGATTTACGTAAAAACTTTACTATTATGGATCTAGCAAAACCTATGTTAGATGTAGATGATAAAATATTATTAGATGAATCTATTAAAGCAGGAGTACCAGATTTAGCTTCTAAACCCTTTATGGATTTATATAACGAAGATTCACTAGGAGGTATGATTCGAAATACTGACTTTTGGTTGAAGGATAACTTCGGCCCCCTTCAACAAAGTGTAGGATAAGCCAAATAGGATTCGTATATTAGGGTAATATTAATAAATAAAAATAAAAGTTATATGACACTTAACTCAGTATCAGATTATGGGAAAGGATTCCAAATAAAAGTGTTATCATCTTTACTAACACATAAAGAACTACTTACCAACATACACGATATTATCTCAGATGAGTATTTCGAATCTAGTTCACATAAGTGGATTGTAAGTGAAATACTTAAGTATTATGATAAGTATCACACTACACCTAGTCTAGATATTCTAAAAGTAGAGTTACAGAAAATAGATAACGATGTTTTACAAGTGTCTATTAAAGACCAACTTAAACAAGCATATGTAGCTTCAGATGAAGATTTAGCTTATATTCAAGAAGAGTTTACTGATTTTTGTAAAAACCAACAA